GAGCCCGAGGAAGCCACGCATCCCCTCCCTACAGCGCCTTTCTCCGATCGGTGGTACTCCGATCGCGGCGCCATGCCGGGGGAACCGTCGCATTTCCTGGACGGGGAGACGGTCGAGGATGCGAAAGGCGTCCTTATCGAGCGGGTTTCCGAGCAGGGTACGTCCTCCTGGGACGGATACCTCGCCGGCGGCCTCCCGGTTGTGGATCGGGAGACGTTCGAAAACGCCGCGAAAAAGATGGAAGAAAGGGTTGACCGTGATACAATAGAAGCAGGGAAAGGGGGAGAAAATGCTCCAGTCCTGGAAGGAACAGTTCGAGGAGAACTTGGAGATGTGCCGGCCGGATCTCCTGGCGCAATTGAGGAAGCAGGGGAAACTGGAACAGTACCTCGAAAGCCACGAGGACCAGGCGATCGAGATGGCGAAGAAACTCAAGAAGGACGGCCTGGAAGAGGATCAGGTCGTGGAACTCGTGATCGACTCCCTGTTTCTGAAAGAGAAGGAGGATCCGGAGGACCTGTAGAAGAAGCCGTCCTTACGGATGTAGCCCCCGCCGTCGCCGCCGCAAACGAAGAATTCGGACTCACCCCAGGCAAAACCGATTACGTCTTAACTCCCGAGGACGTGGATTTCAAGGGCCGCGGGGCAAAGACTCGTACCCGCGACAACATCGCGGCGATCAAACTCGCCATGCAACTCAACGAGGAAAACCGCCTCGCTACCCCCGAGGAACAGAAAACCCTCGTCCGGTACTCCGGATGGGGAGGGCTCTCGGATGCCTTCCACGGGGCAAGCTACAAGCAGGATTGGATGGAGATTCGCCGGGAACTGTACGACCTCCTGGACACGGAGACGTATTCCGCGGCCAGGGATTCCATCTTGAACGCGCATTACACGTCGATCCAGGTGGTCGACGCCATGTGGGCGGCGGTGAAGGCGGCCGGCTTCACGGGCGGCCGAGTCCTCGAGCCCGGAGCGGGGATCGGGAACTTCCTCATGCGAACGCCCTTGGACGTCAAGGCAAAGACGCGGTTCACGGCGGTCGAGCTTGATCTCATGTCGGGGTCGATCCTGAAACAACTCAATCAGTCCCAGGACGTCCGGATCCAGGGATACCAGGAGACGTCCCTCTCGGATAACTTCTACGACCTGGCGATCTCCAACGTGCCTTTCGTGGAAACGCCGATCCTGTCGGATCCGAGGTTCACCCGTCAGCGGTTCGTCCTGCACGACTACTACTTCGCCAAAACCCTGGATAAGGTGCGCCCGGGCGGGTTGATCGCTTTCATCACGTCCCGGTACACGATGGATAAGAAAGACGCCAAGATCCGGGAGTACATCGCCGGCAAAGCCGATCTCCTGGGCGCCATCCGTCTGCCACGGACGGCCTTCAAGGCGAACGCGGCGACGGAAGTGGTGACCGATATCATCTTCCTGAAACGTCGACCGGACGGGCAAGCCCCCGCGGGGAAGGCGTGGAAGGGGCTCAAGCTGTACGGGACGGAGAAGGGCTCGGCCGATCTCAACGAATACTACTTCGAACACCCGGAAAACGTCCTCGGACGGCACTCGTTCGCGGGATCCATGTACGGGCCAAATCAGTACACCGTCGACGCGGCCGATGAGTACGCAGACCTGGAAGAAGCCGTCCGGACCCGGGCCGAGCGGTTCACGGCCGGGACCTACGAGCCCAGGAAGATCGCCTACGGAACGAAGAAGAAAACCGATCGGAAGGAGATTCAACTCGAGGGGATCTCGGCCATCCCGGAATCGTCCTTCCTCATCAAGGATGGCAAGGTCTACCAAAGGGTTGCGGATAAACTCGTAGAAGTGGCGTCCTCGCCGGCGGCGGTGAAGAAGTACAGGACGTTCATCGACCTGGGCGCCGCGGCGCGGGCCCTCGTCACCAATCAACTGGATCCGGAATACACCGACGAGAAATTCAACAAGGACCGCGGAGCCTTGAATCGCCTCTACGATGCGGCGACGAAGGGCAACGTCCGACTCGGGCACAAGACTAATCAGCAGTTCTTCGGTGAGGATCCGAACTGGAACTTGATTCGGGCCCTCGAGCATTTCGATTCGGATACGAAAACCGTCCGGAAGGCCGATATCCTCACCAAGCGCGTGGTACAGCCCAATCGGAAGGTGGAAAGCGCGTCCTCCCCCAGGGACGCTTTGCTCATCACCCTCCGGGAGACGGGCGAGATCAACCTCCCGCGGATCGCGGAACTGCTCGGGACCTCCGAGGCGAAAGCCTGGGACGCCATCCGTGGAGACGCTTTCCAGACTCCGGACGGGTTGCTCGAAATCCGGGATCAGTACCTCTCGGGGAACGTCCGGAAGAAACTCCGCGAAGCAGAAGCGGCGGCGAAGATCGACCCGCGCTTCGGGCCCAACGTGGAGGCCCTGGCCGCGGTGATCCCGGAGGACGTGCCTCCGGGGGATATCTACGTCAACTTCGGGGCCCCGTGGATCGCGCCGGAATACATCGACGAATTCATCAAGGAAGTCCTCGAGGATCCCTACACCCGGACCACGTTCTACGCGGGTACTGGAACGTGGGGAATCGAACGGGGCCGGGGGTATCGGTCCTCGTCCAACGTGGCGCTTATGCAAGCCACCTACGGGACCAACCGGATAGACGCGATCGAGATCATCGCCCTGGCACTCAATCAGCAGGGGCCGAAGATCTACGATACGGTTCACGACGAGCAAGGCAACGAGCGGCGCGTCATCAATACCCCGGAAACCCTGGCGGCGAAACAGCGCCTCACGGACCTGAAAGCGAAGTTCCAGTCCTGGCTGTGGGAGGATGCGGAACGGACGAAGATCCTCCACCGAGCGTACAACGACAACTTCAACTCGTTCGTGGAACCCAAGCACGACGGGACGAAGATCTACGACGTCGATGGGCGGGTCCTGGTGCCGGATCAGAATACCAACATCACCTTGCGGGCCACGCAGATCAACGCGGTTTGGAGGGCTTTAACGGAAGGCAATACCCTCCTGTGGCATGAAGTGGGTACGGGTAAGACCTTCATCATGGCCGCCCTGGCGAAGGAGCTTCGCCGCACGGGGGCCGCCCAGAAGCCGATGATCGTGGTCCCGAAGGTGATCTTCGGGCAGATTCAACAGAACCTCATGACGCTGTTCCCTGGCGCCAAGGTCCTGGCGCCCTCGGCTGATGATTTCAAGCCGGCCAACCGCAAGCGGTTCCTCTACCGCATCGCTACCGGGGATTGGGATGCGATTGTGGTCACCAAAGAACATTTCCAGAAGATCCCGCCACCGGCCGACGTGGAAGATGAAATGATCCGGGAGGCCCTGGACGAACTGGAACGGGCGATCGTAGCGGAACAGGGAGGGGACCGGGGAAAGAGAACTCCCACCCTGCGGCAACTGATAAAGCTCCGGGACCGCCTACGGGAACAGCTACAGAACCTCGCCAACGTGAAGAGGGACGAGGATACCCTCACGTTCGACCAACTCGGCGTGGATTACGTCATGGTCGACGAGTCCCATTACTTCAAGAATCTCCGGTACACCACCCGAATGAACGGTGTCGCCGGCATGGGGAATCCCCAGGGCAACAAGCGGTCCTGGGATCTCTACGTCAAGTCGACCTACATCAACCGGATGACGAAAAACCGCGGAGTCCTGCTTTCCACCGGGACGCCGATCTCCAACTCGATCGCCGAACTCTACACGATCCAGAGATACCTCTCCCCGGATCTGTTGAAGGAACTCGATATCGCGGCTTTCGACTCCTGGGCGGCGACGTTCGCCTCCGTGGAGACGGGCTACGAAATCACGGTCGACGGTGGGTACAAGGCCAAGGATCGGTTCTCGGATTTCAACAATATGCCGGAACTCTCCCGGATGGTGCGGCAGGTAGCCGATACCGTGACGGCGCAGATGGCGGGCGTCAAGCGCCCCACGGCCGAGCGAATCACGGTCGATTGCCCCGCTTCCCAGGAATACCTGGATTACCAGGATGCGATCTCCGCGCGCGCCGACGCCATCCGGAAACGGGAAGTGGATCCGCATATCGACAACTTCCCGAAGCTCTCCACGGACGGGCGCCATGCGGCTTTGGATATCCGGCTACGGGTGCCCAACGCTCCGGATCATCCGGATTCGAAGGTCAATAAGCTCGTTGCAAACGTCCTCGAAGAGTACAAGAAAGGCAAGGAAGGACGCCTCACGCAACTCGTGTTCATGGATCTCGGGGTAGAGGAAACGGGATCGGCGGCCGGGGTCCGGACCTACACCGACGTAAAGAACAAGCTCCTGAAACTCGGGATCCCCCCGGGGGAACTGGCACTCATCCAGGATAAGAAGTACGACAAGGAGGAAGGACGCCTCGCCCTGTACGACGATATGAACTCGGGCAAGGTCCGGATCCTGATCGGGTCGACCTCGAAGATGAGCGAGGGAATGAACGTACAGAAACGCCTCGTCGCCCTGCACCACATGGACCCCACCTGGACGCCGATGGGAATCATGCAACGGGAAGGACGGATCCTGCGGCAGGGAAATACCAACGAGACGGTGAGGATCTACACCTACCTGACCACCGGCCGCGGCGGCAAGGCGTCGTTTGACGCCTTCATGTGGCAACTGATGGAGTCCAAGGCGGGCCCGATCTCGGAATTGCAGACCAACGCGACCCCGGCCAGGACGATGGGAGACGTCTCGGGGATCGTCTTGAACGCCGCTGAGTGGAAGGCTTTATCCACAGGAAATCCCCTGGTGGTGGAAAAGGTCAAGCTACAGGACGAATTCAACCGCTTAAACGCCCTTGAAGCTCACCACCGATCGGCACAGTTCAACATCCCCTTGCAGATCGAGCGGATCATGGGGGATGCCAAGCAGGACGAGCGGCGTAAGGCGCGAGTGGAAAAAGACCTGGCGATCCTGGCCGCGCATCCGGACAAGGACGTGGTGACGATCGGTGGAAAGACCTTCGACGTCCGTGGCGGCGAAGGACAGAAGGAACGGATGGAAGCCTTCTCGGGGGCCCTGGTCAAGATCCACGAGAAGATGATGAAAACCGAGCCCGCAACCACCTACGAGCAGGAACAGGCCGGATTCCGGAAGATCGGGGAGTACCGCGGGTACGAGATCGTGTCGGTCTACACGAAGTTCTACGATCATGGCGTGGATAAAGAGGCCGTATCAATCAAAATGGAACTCGAGTCCTCGGGTTCGGGGGGCTTCTATAGGATGTATGCGACCCTCGAGCCCGCGGGCGGGGACGGCTTGCGGGTCCGAAATATGCTCGATCGGACCATGAACCAGATCACTCCGGAGGCGATCGACCGGATCCAGGAGGAGATCGACAAGCAGAAGGCCGGCGCCGATGCCCTCCGGAAGGAACTCGGAAAGCCTTTCAAGGACGCGAAGCGCCTGAAAGAGGTTGCCGATCGGCTCCGGGCGGTCGATATGGAGCTTGGGATCACCCAGGAGCGGGCCGAGGATGCCGTCAGCGCCGCGATCGCCCAGGATGAGGTACTCCTGGACGAAGAAGCCGGGGAGAAGCCGGAAGGGCCGGAAGGCGGGACCACGCTGTACGCATCGCCCCTGGATCCCGCCTTGATCGCCCAGGCGTGGAGATCGTTGAAACAATCCACGGAGGAACTGAAAGAGAGGCATCGCCTCGCAAAAAGCGCGAAGGGTCTGGATCTCCAATGGTTCAACCGGAAGGTGAATACCCCCTACTACATCTTCACGGAGAAGTTTCCAAAGTACCGGGGGGTGTTCGACCGGATGCGGGAGATGATGCAGGAGCGGGACGATATCGCCTCTTCCCTCGCGGAGGATGCCGTATCCTTCTTTTCGGGATTGGAATTTGCGGAGAAAGAGGCCGTCAACCGGCTCCTTATCAAGGGACGGTATCAGCGGAAGGTCTACACCCGGGAGGAACTGGAACGCGACGGCAGACTCTCCGCGAAGCAGATCGACGCCTACTTCGGGATCCGGGCCATGCTCGATCGAGCCCTGGATATCTACGAGGACGGCATCATGTACCGGGTCACCAAGGGGAAGATGCAAGCCTCGTCGAATCTCTCGATCCCCCTCATAAAAGACGCCCTGGCCGGCCTCCACTACCCGGACGCGAAGATCGAGCAGATCGTGAAGCTCCTTACGGAAATGCGGGAGACGAAGCGGAAAGGGTACGCGCCGTTCGCTCGGTTCGGGCAATTCGCCTACGGGTACGTCCACGTCGGGGAGGACGGCACTCCGGATTGGCAGAATCCCTCGAACTACTTCGCCAAGGAAGAAACCGCGTGGAAGGCGGCCGAGAAGTACCAGGCGCTTCTCAAGCGGTTCCATAAGGGCATCGAGGAAGGCCGGCTCATCCCTGTACCGCCGAAGGAACTGAAACAGTCCGAGGAAGCGAAGCTCATCCAGGAGATCGGTGGGTTCGAACTGGAAGCCATCCGGAAGATCATGGACCTGGACCCGGAGATCGCGGCGTCTCTCAAGGATACGGTGGAGCAATTCTTCCAGGCTCAGGGGTTCAAAAAGCATTTCTTCGAATCGAAGGATTCCCCGGGGTTCTCCACGGACATGGAGCGGGCCCTTGCGGATTACATCGTCTCCCTGTCGGGGTTCGTCTCGAGGATCAAGGGTATCCCGGAGATGGACAACGCGGCCGCGGGGATGGAGCGCATCCCGGACCTGGCGCGGTATTACCGGGAATGGAAGAATTACTCGATCTCCCCCCAGGAAGAATTCCACCAACTGCGGGCGGGGCTGTTCCTCTACTTCCTCGGCGGGAACGTCAAAAGCGCGGCGATCAACCTGACGCAGACCTTTGTAACGACGATCCCCTGGCTCACGCAGTACGTCTCGCCGTTCCGCGCCGCGGAGGAAGTCACCCGGGCGGTAAAAGATATGACGGCGGCGATGGGAAAGCGGGCGGATGGGTCCTTCGGCGTGGTGGTGGATAAACTCCCCAAGGATATCCGGGAGATCGTCCGACGCGGGTACGACGAGGGGATCATTTCCGAGCAACTCGTCTATGACCTCATGGGGACGGCCCGCAAGCCGTCCTCGATCCGGAAGCTGTCCAAGCAGAAACAGCGGGCGGTGCGGGGGTTCGGCTACCTGTTCTCCCTCGCGGAGAAATCAAACCGGCTGATATCCTTGATCGCGGCGGCCAGGGTCCACATGGCCCTGGCGCAGAAACACGCGGCGAAGATGGAGAAGTTCGAGGCGGGCGGCGGCCGCGGCGCCGGCCAGGAGCCCCCGAAGCCCCCGGGAGGCGGCGGGCCGATGCCGTTCGAAGAGGATCCGTTCGAATTCGGCAAGCGGGCGACGGATGAGACGCAATTCATCTACGCGAAGTACAACCGTCCGGAAATGTTCCGCGGGTGGGGGTCCCTCCTGGGAACCTTCCGGACGTTCGTTATCAACTTCCTGGAATACCTCGCTCGGCTGTGGGGCCGCAAATCCATCAAGGCCGTGGCATCGGTGTTCGTCATGCTGTGGGCCTTCTCGGGACTCCTGGGGATGCCGTTCGCGCAGAACGTGAAGTTCATCCTCGAGGAAATCACGGGTATGGTCACCCACAAGAAACCGGACCTGGAAACGGCCGTCCGTGAATGGGGCTACGACAACATGGGCGGCCCGGAATTCATGGATTACCTCCTGCATGGGCCGTTCCGACACGCCGCGGGATTCGATATCGGCGCCTCGGTAGGGGTGGGAGACGTCCTCCCGTTCTTCGATAAGGATTTCTCCCGCAACCCCCTCGAGGCGATCATCGGGGCGCCCGCGGAAGTCCTACTGAAACGCCCCGCGAGGGCCTATGGATACCTGAAAGAGGATCAGCCGTACCGGGCGGTTGAAACCGTGGCGCCGGAATTCATGCGGAATCCGATGTACGCGGCCAGGGTCCTGCGGGAGGGCGTCCTGGATCGCGCCGGCGGGCAGATCGTGGCGAAGAAGGACGTATCCGCGGGCGATGCGGCCAAGAAGGGCCTGGGGTTCATGCCGACGCAGATCGCCAAGTCCTACGAACGGGAAGAGGCGAAAGCCCGCATCGGAGAGCGGTCGGAACAACTGAAAAAAGACGCCACCAGGGCGCTACTCGCGGCCCTGCGGGTCAAGGATACCAAGAAGGCTATCGCCATCCTGAAATCGACGGGGGCCAAGCCGGGAGTACCGCCCGAGGAATGGATACAGATCGACGAGAAGGCGATCGAGAAGCAGATCGAAAACCAGATGCTACCCCCGGAACTTCGGGGCCTGATGAAGCAACCCGTCCTGCAACGGCCGGCATGGTTGAGAATGAATAAAGTCTACGGAGGGAAATGATGAAAAAGAGATTCGCACAAGTCGGGTGGATCCTGTCGTTGCTTGCGGTCTGGGTGATGACGGCCGCGGGGGCGCCGACGATCACGAAGCGCCTCATCTACATGGAGGACCTGAAAACGGGCTACGGTATAGACAACGTGCCGACCTCTACGGGAGGGTCCATGTCGGTGACCCGGATCCACCAGGAGGCGATCCCCTTCGCGGATAACACCTACCCGTATCCGTTGCCCTACGTCGACGCCCGGAGGTTCATGGACGGGGTAGATGGCCGGCCGACCCTGGCGGCCTGGGTGCTTGACCAGGCCAACGGCAACAGCCCTACCGTGGATACCGTCAAGGCGATTCAGGCGGCGGTGGACAACGCCTTGCAAAGCCATATTTCAAAGGTGTTCCTGGCCGATGGAATGTGGAAAACCACCGGGCCGATCCACCTGGGGTACGGGGAATCCTATCGCCAGGTGATTTTGGAGGGGGCGGGACGGGCGTTTATGTGCGATGTGGCGTTTCCTGGAACGATCATTGATGCGTCCTCCTTCTCGAACGCGCCGGCGATCGTAATTCAGGGAGGACGTTCCTCGGCGGTAAAGAAAATGTCGATCAAAGGGGCAAGCTATAGATACATGACGGACACCTTCTACACCCTCTTCCACTCGCAGACCTTGAGCTATACGCAAGTGTCCAATCCCGCCTCCTGGGTTTCCGGAATCACGGCGAACGGCATGACGAGGTACGCTCCTTACGCGGGAGTCGCTATTGACCCGTATTGCGGTTCGCGGCCTGGGACGTCCTACCCGGACGTCACATACCCCGCGTGGACTGGGATCGGATCCACGCAGTACGGGAAGAACCATTCCAGTCAGAGTACGGTGGAGGACGTGGAATTCAACGGGTTCTATGTTGACGTCGTGGTGAACCCTTCCGCGGAGGATGGGAACGGAGATTTCACGAAGATCATCCGATGCAATTTGATGGATTCGGCTTATGGCGTTTCCGTTGGGCAGACGCAATCCAGAAACGTCTCCATTCAGAACACCGAATTCGCAAATATGCACACGCTCATCACCAATAACAAGCACGGGATCCAGGCCGGAACGCTCAATAGCAATATCGTCAACGTGAGCGGTGGGCAAGTGTTCCAGATATTCGATATCACGCACACGGGAGGGGCGGGCCCGCTGTACTTCGAAAACTTCTACGCGGAGGAGCTTGTCCGATTGGGATACGGCGGCGGGGCGACTTCCGTCAATAGCGGCATCGTTTTTGAAAGTTCCCAGATCTCCTATTTCGGTCTGGTGAATGGTCCCGTCACCGGCAGGGTCTACAACGTGCCGATCTACGAGGGGTGGTCCCCGCTGACCTTCCGGAATTCGCAACTCTTCGGGTCGTTCCCGCTCATGCTTCTCAGTTCCCTAAGTACGGCACCCGTGCGGGTGGAGGATTCAACATGGAGGACCTTCGGCGGGGATGGGGAAATATACGCGATTACCGATAACAACCAGAAACTCGCCTATAACTGGATGGCGGGAGGTTTGGCAAACCTGAACGGATCCCTCTCCGGAACGCTCATGGTATCTTCTTTTACCGGTCTGCCGGACCCCACACCGAAGGGCCCGCCGTTCAAATATACGGATACCGTCGAGGGGATTAGCAACGCGAGAGAGATGGTCCACTCGTACAGCCGATGGGTCAAATACCCGGGCGGGGCAAGGGTTTCTCTTCAACAGGTGGGTATTGATGGGAATCAGTCCATTGCAAAGGCGTCTTTGACTTCGCCGCTGTTCGACGATTCGACGCTCCTTCTCACGTTTACCTATTCCGGGACGGTGCAGGCGAATTATAACGTCCTTCGGCTTGAGCCGGGGAGTATCCTCATTGATCTTACCTCCAAGGCGCTTTTCGTCATCGACAACGTGACCGCGAACGCCGCGGATTGGGACGTCTCCGCGACGATGGTGACGAATTACTGGATCGACAACACTTCGACGTATAACGTCATTACAGAGGTGGATCCCGCCGAGGCCTCGGGATATTTCTACCTCTACCAGACCTTCCATAAGCCGACCTATCAGCAGTTCCGGGGGAATATCGTGAGCGGTTCGGATAACGTCACGAATGTCCACAATTCTCAAGGAACCACGAGCGGCGTACCGACCTACTTCAAGGTGGGAGACTTGATGTTTAATAACCACAATATGTTCGATAACTACTTCCCGCCGGCGACGAAGATCATCGCCACGGGCGACGGGTGGATCCAACTGGATACGAACGTGACTCACGATAATGCCGTAAATGTGCCGATCGAGCTGTACCGATGAATATCGAGCGGATCATCGAGCGGGTAAAACAGGAGGAAGGCTTCCGGCCCGTGGCGTATTGGGACCGGAAACAATGGACCTACGGCTACGGGTGCAAGGCCCCCGGGGAGGGGGCGACGATCACCGAGCCGGAAGCGGTGAAGCTCCTATGGAGGCACATCCTCGAGGCGGTGGGGGGGTTCGTCGACCTGTTCCTCGGGGTTCCCACGCCGATCAACGAGGTTCGGCAGGAGTGCCTGGTGGACATGATCTTCAACCTGGGGGAGGATGGAGTGAGGAAGTTCCGGAATATGGTCCGGGAAATCATGGACAAGGATCCGGACGATTGGACGGAGATCGCGCAACACGCTACGGAATCGCTGTGGTACGGCCAGGTGGGAAACCGCGCAAAGCGGATCGTGTTCGAACTCAAAACCGGCGTGAGCCAGGGGGGTGAGAGATGAAGAAGATGCTCGGGCTTCTGGTAGGAATGGCTATTCTCATGCTGTACGCGGAGGGGGCGAGTGCCTTCACGCTGAATTGGGCGCCCGTGACAACGTACACCGACAACACGACGATCGGTGCGGAGGCCCAGGGAGTGTTCTACAACGTGGAAATGGACGGGGCCGCGGCCTCGGGCAATTTTTCCGGGACGTCCTGGGTCATCCCCACCGTGGCAAAGAAATCCGCGCATACGTTCCGGGCGAGGACGGTACTCGGGACGGGGGAGGTATCGGCCTGGAGCCCCCCTTTTGCGTGGACTTCCCCTCAAGGAAGCCCTGCCGTGCCAGGTGGTATGAACGTCCAACCATAGAATTTTTGGACATGATCCCGGACGCAAAACCTGACGAGTGAAAGGAGATTCACAATGAGCGGATTGGCGGTGTTCGGTTTGGTGGTAGCGGCCCTGGTGGTGGGGTTCGTAGCCGGGGCCCTGGTGATGCGGAGGCATTACGCGAAGATCAAGGCCGCGGAAGATGCCTTGCGAAAGGCGGTGGTCTAATGTCGGTGTTCACCGATCTACTGGCGGGAGGCGCGGCGGGGCTGTTCCAGGGGATTGGTTCGTTCGCCAAGGACCTCCGGGAGGCGATCACCGGGAAATCCATCCTGGATCCGAATCAGCAATCGGAGATCCTCATGAAGATGGCCGCGATCGAGGCGGCGGCGGTACAGTTCCGAGGCGAATACGATAAGTCCCAGATGGAGGGACAGGTCGCTATCAACAAGCTCGAGGCGGCGAACGCGAGGCTGTTCGTATCCGGATGGCGGCCGGCCGTGGGGTGGGTCTGTGTCCTGGGGCTTGGGTATACCTTCCTCCTGAAACCGCTCCTGCCGTGGATGATCGCGGTCGGGGCCCTGATCGTGGGGAAACAGTCCATCGTGCCGGCGCTTCCTCCCGTCGATATAGGGGAACTCATCATCCTCCTGGGCGGGATGCTCGGCTTGGGCGCCATGCGATCGGTCGACAAGTTCAATTCGCAACCAAAAACCACCACCGGAGGGTAAGAATGACGCCCCCAAACTCCCACCAGTACGACCGCCGCCGAGCAGAGGACGTGTTCCGCGTTGTAGAAGAGGAAGTATTCCCACGTCTCGGGGCGATCGACACGAAGATCTCGAGCCTGGAACAAGGAGTCAATAAGATTTCCTTGGACGGGTGCGCCCACCGGCAGGGAGATCTGTTGCGAACGCAACGGGTGGAGACAAACACGGAAAAGATCTTCGATAAAATCGAGGACCTCGGAACCTCCATATCCGAAGCGGCGGTCGATATGGTGAAACAGGTTGGGGATATCAAGACTGACGTGGCGAAACAGGTCGGGGGGATCAAGGCATGGGTCCTTACCGGGGTGGTGATCATCCTCCTGTCGGTTGCGGGTTTCTTCCTGCAAAAGCATTACGATATGCTCTACTCGGATCGGGATCGGCCGGCCGCGGCGAATAGGTAACAGCGATCGCCGGCCTGGTGCGGGATCCGGTTACCCCATAAAAGACGAAAAAACCCCCGGGGGATAGTCCCCGGGGGTTCGAGATCGTCGATCCTGGGCCATCCTGTCAGCTTTTTATTTCCTTAAATAGGATCAAATCCACTAATTCGCATAAAAGGTGCCCCACGGCGATGTGCGCCTCCTGGATCCTGGGGGTGCTATCGGAGGGAATCCTCAACGCGATCGTCGCTAATCCGGCCGCCTTGCCCCGCTCCGCGGTGAGGGCGATCGTTGTCATGCCGATGCCGTTTGCGATCCGGAGCCCCTCGAGGACGTTCTCCGAACAGCCGCTTGTGGTAATGCCCAGGGCTACGTCTCCCACGCGGCCCAGGGCGCGCAACTGCTTGGTGAAGATGCCGTTGAAGAAGGAATCGTTGGCGATGCTCGTGATGATGGACGTGTCGGTGGTCAGCGCGATCGCCGGCAGGGGCGGCCGGATCATGTCGTAGCCGTTTATGAATTCCGCGGCCAGGTGTTGCGCATCGGCCGCGCTACCGCCGTTGCCGAACAGGAAGAGCTTGCCGCCCGCTTTGAAGGAATCCGCGATTGCATCGGCCGCGGCCATGATCTCGGTCGATAGGACGCCCGCGATCGTCTCCCGAAGAATCGCCCCCTCCCGCATTACCTCCGCGATTAGCTTACGGTGCTTCTCGGTGGGGTTCATGCCCCGCCCCCTCTCATCCTTGCGACGATCTCCGTGGTGGAGTGTCCGTCGAGGTACGGGATGAATTTGACCTCTTCCACCAGGTTGCTTCCTGCAATCGGCCGATACTTCCAGTCCGATCCCTTTACCAGGACGTGCGGCCGGACCACCCTTATTAGGTCCTCGGGGGTGTCCTCGTTGAAGATCGCTACATGATCGACGCATCGGATCCTGGAAAGCAGGAAGGCCCGCTCCCTGGCGGTAAAGACCGGCCGGCCGTTACCTTTCAGCCGGCGTACCGAGGCGTCTCCGTTGACGCCTACGACGAGGATGGTCCCGTGCTTCGACGCCTGGTGAAGGCATCGGATGTGCCCCTCGTGGAGAATGTCGAAACAGCCGTTGGTGAATACGATGCGGTAACCGCAAGCCCGGTAGAACTTGCAGAGGATCCAAAGACCTGTGCGCTCGTTCGCCTGGTAGATCATGACGTCCTCCCCATCAAATACGGCCTGAAATCCCTCCTGCGCGTCCCCTGGATGGCTCCAAGGAGCTTCTCCTTGGTAATGGCCGAGGTTCCGACTTCCTCCACCACGACCCCCGCGGCGATCCCGGAGAGGATGGCGGCGTCCCGGGCCGAGCCCCCCGCGGCCAGGGCTCCGGATAGGACGGCGACTACCGTATCCCCGGCGCCGGTGACGTCGTACACGCTCCGGGCAACCGCGGGGATGAATACCGTGTCGCCTCCCCCCTTCCGGAGGATCATGCCGTCCTTGCCGCGGGTGAGAAGCACGGTATCGAGGTTGAATTTGCCGATGAGATCCAGGACGGCAAAGTGGGCCCCGTCGTTCCCTACGATGGGGTAGCCGAGGGCTTGCTCCGCTTCCCGGGTGTTCGGCGTGATGATCCCGCATCCGGAAAACACCGATAGGTCCCGCCGCTTCGAGTCCACGGATACCCTCTTCCCGTAGGTTTTGATCGCCCAATGGATGATGACTCCGGAAACCACGCCCTTGCAGTAGTCGGACAGGATGATCCAATCGAAGTTCCTGGGTGCGGCCTCGATCTTCCGTGCCAGTTCCATGCACTCTTCCTTGCTCGGCCTTTCTTCCGAGTCGATCCGGACAACGTGCTGACCGTTGGCAACGACCCGGATCTTCGAGGTTGTGATCCCCCTCCGGAGGACGATCTGGTGGGATAACGCCATGCCGAACAGGCGATCCCCTTCGATATCGTCTCCCACAAAGCCGGCCAGGGTGACCTCCGCGCCGAGCCCGCGGAGGTTCGCGGCGACGTTCGCGGCGCCGCCTGGGGAATACAGGCGCTTCTGGACCGGCACGACCGGAACGGGCGCCTCGGGAGATAAACGCTCGGCCGTGCCGAAGATGTAGGTATCGAGCATGAGATCCCCGATGACGAGGACCCGCTTCCCGTCGATCTGTTCGACCAGGCCGCGTAGATTTGACAGCATCAGGTGGGTACTCCTTTCTTCAAGATGGTCTGGTAGCCCTTGTGGAGGATCGAATACCCCGCATCGAGCAGGAAGGGGATCGCCTGGGCCCCCTTCCCCTTCCAGGTTTCTATGTCGAATACATCGTCGATCATGATGATCCCCCCAGGGGCCATGATCGGGAGGGCCGTCATAGCGGCGTCTAAGTGGCATTTCTCGGAGTCGGCGGCCGTCTCCACGGTCCAGTCCCACCCGTCGAGGTAGAGAAGGTCGATCCGGGCGCCGGCCCTCTTCCAGATCCGGAGGAACCGGAGCCCGTCCATCGTGACGAGGTTGACGAAATGCGTCCCGGTGGAGTCGACCTTCTCCCCGAGCCCGTACTCCTGGCAGATCCCCCGGGCGGTGTCGGTCGATTCCTTCCGGGCATCGCAGGAGTAGAAATACGAATCGGTCTTTTCGGCAATCCAGGCGAAGAAGGGAGTCGAGTAGCCGTCTCCGTTCCAGTTCCCCCGCTCCCTGGTGGATCCGATCTCCGCGATGAAGGCGCCGCGGCGCCCCAGGAGGATCCCCAGGACGATGTTCATGGACTCGCGCCGGCCGTAGGGGGGCATCATGTGGGCAGGGAAACAGTATTCTTTCTTGCCAACATAACCTCGATTGCCTTGTCGTGTATTTCTGCGGATTTTAACCTGGTGTAATTTGATATAGTAATAGCGGCAATTTTCGTAACGTCGGTTATACTCCTTGCTCCATTCAATACCTGTTTTACTTCCTCTATAGACAGCTTAAATATCTCTTTCATGCTATCCGTGTCGGCGTGACTCCCATACTCCATTACTTTTAATTCCGTAGCTTTCCTGGGCATTGCCTGTCTCCTTTCGGTATAATGCAAGGATTCGTTTCGCATTCAGGACTTCCCGTTGCATTTCTATCATCTCTTTTGTGATTAATATTCTGCTTATTCCTGTTTTCATGTAGATAATAGTCTTTATATATTCATCGTGTAATGTTTTAGATTGTTCCCTTTCCGTTGCCAGTCTTACATCTCTATTTCTAAGATAGTATTGTCTTGGGTGGTCTGGATTTCTTGAATGCCATCCTTGTTTCGCTTCCCTTTGCCTCCCAGGATCCTTTCTGGCGGTACGTTCTTTCTCTTTTACTGGATCATATCTACTACGGGCTTTTGCGTTTATAGAATCCCTGTGTTTTAACGCAAATCTTTTCTGAGCTTCCCTTTTCTTCACGGGATCCCTTCTGGCGGTGCGTTCTTTCTCTTTTACTGGATCATATTTACTGCGGGCGATTGCGTTTTTGCACTCCCTACAAACGTGACTCTTCTTCTGCGGTTCATTTTTATTACATATTTTGCAAAACATCATCATTCCGGGATCTCCACGCCGCTCGGTTCCTCCGCGGCCGGCATATCAATCCCCGGGGCCAGGAAATAGACGTGGCGGGCCTGGAGTACGACTCGCTTCTTGGGTGGTGCGTCTCCGTGGGATGGATAGGGCATCTGACGGGCCTCCCCTTCGACGAACACGGGAGAGCCCTTGCGGAGGTATGTCGCGCATGATTCGGCCTGGGGGCCCCGGATCACAACCTCGAAAAATGATACCTGTTCCGTTTTCCCCGTGGTGCCCTTGCCGCTCAAGGGTCGGCTGTGGGCGATGAAGAATTCAAGCTGTGCTTCGCCCGAGGGCAAGTAGCGCAGACTCCCGGGATCCTTTGCTACGCGGCCGTTGATCGACCATCGGTTGTAATAAAGCGCCATAGTCTTACCTCCCTTTTTGTGGGTAACGCGATCGAGATCCGGATCCCAGGGCCTTGTTACCCTTCTTGACGCAATCCGGGTTCGAGCATAGATCCTTTTCCACCCAGGAGCATCCCTCGGGGCAAGGATCGTATTCCGTACAACCGCATATCCTACAAGCTCGTTCCTCGTAGTAGTCCGGTGGATCGAGGGTAACCGCCGGCGGCCTCGAGCAGCTCCGCGGCGTTACCCCGTTCTCGATCGTGGTATGCCTCCATCTATACTTGGATCCTTCCAGGATCGCCTTACTGCCCGCCCGGAGCGTCCTCTGGAAATCGTCCAGGAGGCGCTCGAGGGTGCGCTTGTTCTCGTTGAGCATCATCGTGATCTGCCCAAGCATCAGGCTGTAAACCATTGCCTTGTGGTAACGCTCGATCTTCTCGAGGGCAAGCTTTTGGGCTTTCGCGTCACCCCCGATGTAGTGGTATTTTCGCTTCCCGCCGTTGGTGGGCTCGAGAAGGTACATCCTCTGCGTTCCCTTCTTCATGTGCGGGTATGCCAGGAGGGTCCCCTTCTTCTCGAGGACGGAGATCTCCCGCTTGAGGGTTAAGACCTGGCGCCGGATCCAGGTATGAACCAGGTCGATCGCGGCGCCCCTGGGCCTTGGTATCCTTGGCATGGCCCCCTCCTACCCGAAAACGACGTGCCACGCGCGTTTGAAGCCGCTGTAGATGAACGTCGGGCGCTTCTCGCCCTTCGCCTCGCGTTCCTTCCGGGCTTGCGCGGCGCCGAGAAGGAGGCACTCCCGCAAGCGTTTCTTGAGCAGGATCTCCTGTACGAGGTTCAGGTTGTTCTCTTTCATCGCTTTTTTACCTCCTTGGGCTTGGGGTTGGCGGCGTCCATCCCCAGGAAGAACCTCTCGAACACCTTGCGGGCAAACTCCGAGAGGGATTCTTCCCGCTGTTCTGCTTCATCGTCGATGCGGGCCCGGAGGGATCCCGGGATCCAGACCGTCATTCGGACTTTGGACATGAGTACCTCCTGACCATTTTCTCGATCTTCTCTTTCAGGTCGGACAGTTCCTTCTGCGATTTCGATAACTGCCGGTTTAAGGTCTGGATGGTGCGGTCCTTCTTCCGGCAATCGTCAGCGAGGTATGCCGCGGCCTCCTCCGGGCATCGCTGTTGTTGGATGGCGAGGTACAGATCGTCCGGCTGATTCCCTTCCGGAACGTAGTTACACATGAGGATGCTCCTTCCGAAGATAACGGAGGCGATCCTCGTACTCCCTCCAAAGCTCGGAAACGGCTTCGGGATCGTCTACCATCATTTTGGCGTCCGTTTCGTATTCCTTGAAAAGCTCTGCCTCGGCGATTATTAGGTTGCACATGGCGTTACCCCGCCTTCACGGCGGCCGGCGTCCAAATGGCGTCATCGGCCAGGGCTTTCGAGCAGATCGGGATGATGATGTTTGCTTCCTGGCGCGTCATGCGGCCGATCGCCTTGGTGATCGTGCCTACGCGGGTGGAGATCTTCCTCTGGATGCCGAGCTTCGCATCCCCGCCGTTGTAGCTCCAAATGCCGATACAGGCGTGTTGACGTTCCCCGATCTCAACGTATTCGATCTCCCGGATCAGGACATCTTTCCCCTCGTCGTACTCATGCTTTGCCATTTCTTCCTCCCATCGTTTGCGCCCCAGGACCGATTGACGGAACCAGGTGCGCGGGTTCATGTTGGACACCGATTACCTTAGTCCATCTGCCGCGGAGTGGTAACGGTACGGTACGACCTGGTTTCGATGTGTTTGAAGGAGTGGTCCCAGGAAAGCCCGTCGTTACTGAGCTTGGAGAGCATATACAACCATTCGGTGATATCAGTTACTTCCACATTGAGGGCCGCCCAGGCGTCATGCCAGATCGGCGTGTCGCGCTGAAATACCTGGATATCACCGAGGGTAGGGGTAACCGGAACCTTCGCCTGGTGGCCGCCGTCGGTTACCTCTTGGTACTTGGGATCCCAAGTCATGGTCTGAAAGGCCGTAAAAATATCGCCGCTTAAAAACATTCCCCCCGGCATCATGGTTTCCCAACCCGCCTCCATGAGGTTGTTTACCTTCACGTCCAGATTGTGCGCCGCGTCGACCGCGGGATACCCTTGAGCCACTACCAGGTGGTACTTGATCTTTAGCATATCGTCCCTCCCCCTTTCAGGCGGTTTCCACGGTGACCGTGCAGGTCGCCGGGATGACGCTTCGGATCTTCCGAGCTACGGATTCCGCTTCTCCGCGGTCGAAGAAGGCATGAGCTTCGCCCTTCTCCTTCACCGGCGGGCCGTCGCTGATGCCCGCATACCGGACCTTCCCGGACTGTGTAACAGCCTTCACGATGTACGCCATCCCCTGTTACCTCCCGTGTTTATTTTGCCCCTATCTTATTTGTACCCGGATTGTCACCAGATTGTCAACAGGTAAATATACTTTGACAGAATATATCCTTTCCCGGTATAAACAGGACATTCCAGAATCGGGGGTTCCGCATGGAAAACGTGAAGGCATGGAGGAAGAAGCACAAAAAGAGACAGGCAGACGTAGCCGAGATGCTCGGGATCACCCAGGCGGCCTACTCGAGGTACGAGGCGATGAAGGTCGTAATGCCTCCCGCCCTGGTGATGCTGATGATCTCCAAGTCCAAAGGGGCCCTCAAGCACTCGGACTTCTACTCCTGGATCGGCGGGACGTTCGGGGCGAAGGCATGAAGCCACGGAGCCAGTACGTTCCAACGAATCTTCGGCAGATCCTTCAAGCCTACGAACTGTGCCGGGACCGATACGAGCTTTTCCTCGAGATCCTGATTTCGCAACATTCGAACATGGTTGGGGTGTTTAAGTGCCCGGATTTCTACCTTTGCGCCGATATGAGTTGGAAAATGGAGGATCTTCAAAAACACCTGGCAAGCCTGGTCGATATAGGGCTTGTGTATAAAGACGAACCGAGGTCCCTCATCATGATAGATCCCACCCTGGGGATGAACCCGATCGAAAGCTACCGGACCCCTCAACAGGTCGAGATGGCGGTTAAGGTTCTGCACCATTTACCGCAAAGCAAAATCTACCGACCCCTGGTGAAGTACCTGACACCCCTCAATAAACCCCTGATAAAGCCGGTGATTAAGAAATTATATTCCTTGTGCGGGCTCCGCGATAACGACTAAAAGGGATCGTCCCTTCGAGGGTGAAAGGGATCATCCCTTTTGGGTCGAAAGGGATCGTCCCTTTGGGATTGTTTCGGGCCGCCCCTGCCGGCCCCGGACGGCGAACACAAGGTATAAGATACAAGATAAAAGATAAAGAGCTTTTCAGTAGCGTCTTAAGGGGGGTTTCGGGTGGTGAGAGTCTGAGAGAGGAGGGGCTCAAAATCTGTGGATAACCCTGTGCATAAGTCGATTTTTCTGTGGATAACTTGCTTTTGCCTGTGAAATGTCGGTTTGAAAATCGTCGAGGAATGGAAAGCGGATTCCTCAAGTCAGCCCCAGGAGAGGAAGATTCTCTTTGTCGTTGATGTAAAAGGCCCCTTCCTGGTTTATGCTGTGGCGGTATAAGTGCCTGATTGCCTTGTTTTTTCTCCTTGACAGGATTTTGTAATTTCCTGTACCGTCTCGGTCCATGAGTCAGAATGCCACAACCGACCAGAACGGCGATCCCCTCGTCCTCACCCGCAAGGAACAAGAATTCATCCGGATCTACCTCCGTACAGGAGATCCTGGGAAGGCCGCCCTCGAGTCCGGAGTAGCCCGCAAGGGTACGGGCGTCGAGGATGCCTCCCTGGTGGGCGCGCGCCTCCTGGAGCGCATCCAACCGCAGTTGCGGATCCTGATGGCCGCAAACGGCCTCTCGGACCAGGTTCTCGTGAAGGCGATCCTCGAGGGGATCACCGCGACGATCATCAAGGTCGTGGTCGATAAGGAGACGAAAGCGGTATCCCACGTCGACACCCTCCTTCCGAATTGGGGCGTCCGGAAGTTCTACCACCGCCTCATGGCCCAGATGGGCTTCCTGATCGGCGTCCCTGGCGACCAGACCGCAAAGAACCAGGTCGACGAACTGGCCGCCCGCCGTCAATCCAGGTACGCCGAGCTTCGCCGGAAGGTGGGCTCCATGTCGGATGAAGAGATCAACCAGGCAATTGAGGAGGCCGCCCGTGCCCGTCAAGGGTCCGTTCGACGCGCTATATCCTGATTGGAGCCCTGAACAATGGTTCCACTACGGCGCCGCCCTGGACGAGGACCCCGCCTCGCGTGTCATCGAGCTTGAGAAGTGCCGGCGATCCTGCGCCTACTGGCTGTTCCACCCCCTCAAATACGTCTGGACGAAGGACGAATACTCGATGAGCGAGACGATCAAGCCCTTCCCGCGGGAGATCGCCCTCCTGGACGTCCTCAACGAGGTGCACAATAACCCGCTCGTGTTCATCGGGAAAAGCCGGCAGTTGATGATCACCTGGTTCATGTGCGCCTATTTCTGTTGGTGGGCCCGCTTCTACGGCGGTCAGCTTCTCTTCATCCAATCGAAGAAGGAAGAGGACGCCGCGAACCTGGTGTTCAACAAGGAGCCCGGTAGCGCCCGGATCGACTTCATCGAGACGCACCTTCCCTGGTGGATGCAGGACTTGAAAGGGCCGAAGCCGGCCTACGGGCAACGGCTGTACGCCAATGGATCGAAGATATGGGGCATCCCCCAGGGTTCCGATACCATCCGGTCGTACACCGGATCCGGGCTGTTCTCCGACGAGGCCGCCTTTCAGCCGTTCTTCCTGCAAGCCTACCGGGCCGCGAAACCTTCCTGCCGGAAGATCGTGGCCGTGTCCTCGGCCGAGCCTTCCGAATTCGGCCGAATGGGGGGGTTCATGACTGATCCGACAAGCTCCTACGCCTTTGCATCATGAAGAAAGAGATCCGCATCGGCCTCGCGGCCGTGGGGTGCATCCTCCTGGGGATCCAGTTCGGGCCCCTGGTGGGCGCCGGCATCTTCCTCATCACGTTGGCTCAAATTGGATAGGAAGCGGGATCCTGTCGTGTCCTCCTGGGGAGATCATCCCCCGGCAGAGGTAACGGCGATCGCCCACCAGGACCCGGATCCGGTTACCTTCCCTCCTTCCGATCCAAGATCCTATCTCCTGGAAGAGTGCATCCAAGCGCGGCAGGAGATCCTGGGCGTCATGGCCGGCATGGACGATATGCCCTGGCTCGGCTTCTTCCCGGAGGCGAAGATCTGCGTCCTGGACACCATCCATAGCCTCCGACGGGCGCTTCTCAAGATCGAGGACGGAATCAAGCTACTCACCGACGTTCCAGGAAAAGGATGAATTGACGAATACACCCTCAACGCTACCGCCGATCCAGGGAATCCAGAAATGGACCACCGAATCGGGTATCCGCTCCATCCGTCTCCATTACTCCGCATTTCCCGCCCGGGATCCTGCCACGCCGGCCGGCCGCGCATGGCGAGACTCCATGACGAAGGGACTCATCGCGGGGGTCGATAACCAGATATGGCGCAAGGAACAGGAGATCGACTTCTCGATCCGCGAGGGGATGCCGATCTACAAGACGTTCAACGAACAGCGCCACGTTGCCCCCTCCCCCCTCCGTCCCATCAAGAACATACCGATGATCCGCGGGTGGGACTTCGGCGGTACGCCGGCTTGTGCCATCACGCAAAGGGTGTTCACGCCGGCGCCGCATTGGCATATCTTCCCCTCCCTGTTCGTCCCGAACGATCAATTCATGGGGATCGTCCGGTTCGGAACCGAGGTCATCAACTACTGCAACCTTGCCTATCCCGGGCACACCTGGCTCGATTACGCGGATCCGGCCGGCAATCAGCGGGCCCAGACCGACGAGCGCAAGTGCTTCGATATCCTCAACGGCTCGGCCGACGTGCCGATCAAGGACGGCGGGGGCTTCGGACTGGACGTGCAGACGGGCGAAGTGTCCTGGCAGGGACGGTTCGAGGCTATGGAGATGGCCCTCGGGCGCCTGGAAGAGGACGGATTGCCCTTCCTGCGCGTCGACCCGCGGGAGCGGTTCATCATCACGGCCTTTACGGGCGGGTATCGCCGGAAGAAGGTCGTTGGGAAGGATATCTACTCCGACGAGGTTGAAAAGAACGAGTACAGCCACATCATGAACGGCCTCGAGTATGTCGCCTCGAGGATCTTTCAGATAAAAAAGCAGGGGGCCAAGAAGAAGCCGGCCCAGGAAGTCGCAGAAACCTACGCCACATAAGGAGGGTTCCATGAGCAGGAAAACGATTCAGGTCCTCACCGTCGCCTTTGCCTTCCTGTTGCTCACAACGATCGTCTTGTGGGCGCCCAGGGTAGACGCCGAGCCCCGCTACCCGGGCACGGAGATCGTCGAAAAGGCTGATTTCTCCAACATCGTGTCGGACGCGACCACGCTCGTCAAATCCGGAGCGGGATCCCTGGCCTGTATCACCGTCAACGGGGGAACGATGGGCGCGATCACCGTCTACGACTCCCTGACGGCCGCGGGTACGAAAATCGCAACCGTCGCCTCGCCCGTGGCGGGGATGGTCCTGCCCTACGGGGTCCGGTTCAAGACCGGCTTGACGATCGTGACGGCAGACAACACGAACCTCACGGTTTCGTACTACTGACATGGGCCGAAGGGCTCTCATAGCCGGCCTCGCGGTCCTCCTGGCGGTCACATCGGCCGACGCGGCAGGTCGTAAGGCTCACAAGGGGGGCGGGGCTTTTACTTCCTCCGTCGGTCTGAACAAGGGGCTTACATTCCACGCTCCGTTGACCGATCCCGCGAATCCTTCCACGATCTACACCGGGACAGGACCTTTCACATTCACCCGTGCCCACGACGCCACGCACACGGCAACCTACCTTCACCCCACGACTGGACTTGTAACGACCGCCTCCGCGGGTCAACTCCGAATCGAAGCGGGCGGGGCCGTCCTCGAGGATGCCGGCACGAACATAGCCCAGAATACGGCGTCCCTCACGGGGCCTTTCTGGTCGTACCTGAACACAACGATCTCAACCACCGATAACACCATCGCACCGGATGGTACTTTGACGGCCGTTAAGGTGAAGGAAACAAACGCCTCGTCTTTCATCGGGATCATCACGCAAAGAGAAACGACTCCCGGGAAATATACCCATTCGGCCTACATCAAGGCGGCCGAGCGCACCGCGGCCGTCCTGGAATTAAACGATACGGTGAACATCGCCGACGTCCTGGTGGATCTGACCGATTGCAGTACCTCTAACGGCCCTTTCGCGGAGGGCGCGATCACGGATAAGACGTTCGGAGCCCTGGCCCTTGATAACGGTTGGTGCCGCGTCTGGGTAACGGCAACTCACGTCGATCAGACGGGGCAACCTCTTCTTCGATTGTGGCTCACCGACACCCCGAATCACCAGGGAGACAACACGGCGGGTCTGTACGTCTGGGGCGTGATGATGAGCGCGGGAGGGTTGCAATCCTACATCCCCAACCCCGCCGATGTTACCGCTATGTCCAGAAACGCCGACGTTCTCACGTTTCCCACCGCCTCGAACGTCGATGACACCGCGGGTACGATCTCCTTCACCGTCGAGCTGTCGGATACCGTCGACGTCCACGGGTGGATATCGGGAGAGGCACACCGCCCGATCTACTCCCAGGCCGTCTCGGGAACGGGAGATTTGCACTACTACGACGGGACGAATAACGCCCTCTTTGGATTAAGCGATGTGGTCGCTAAGACCCCTGCGAAGTGGGCGATTCGGTACGGCGGCGTCACCATTGACGTCTATAAGGACGGCTCACCGCTTCAATACGTCCGGACCTTCGACGGGGATTACGACTTCGGATCCTTCATGAGGGTCGGAGCGGATGCCCTCGGCCGCTACCTGGGCGGCCACATGAAGAATCTGCGGGTTTGGAACCGAGCTTTGTCCGATGCGGAAATGAAAGCACTCACGCAGTAGGAGGATCGAAGATGGAGAAGAGCGACTTCATTGCAAGCCGGCCGAATTTCCCGCTCTTTGGTACGCCCTGGCAACCAAGGGTGGAGGATTGCCGGCCGCATACGATGATGTATATCGACACGGTTTTCGAGGAAACACGTCACTCCCACCAGATCATACAGATCGCACGGTGCCGGGATTGCGGGCTCATCCATGAGATCCCCAGGTCGGTGAAGGAGGCGGGAGCCAAGGGCTCGATCGACATTGACGATCCTCGAGTGCAACGATCCCTCCGTCTCACACCCTCCGTCATGAAGCGGTATTTCGACGAAAAGGATGGCCGCGGGGGAACCAGGCCTGGGATGGAGATCTTCCAGGTCCCGCCTTCCTACGGAGGCCCCAGGTGACCAACGAAAAGCTCATCCTCTTCTTAAATGCCTGTCTCTCGGAGTGCGAGGACACCTGGCGCGACAAGCGGAAGGTCATGCAGGAGTGCTACGACCGCTACCTGTCGTACCGGGATCATTCGAAGAAGAAGTCCTGGCAACATAAGATCGTGGTGCCGGCCGTCTACCCCGCGATCAAGGGCGCCTCGGGACTCATCCGTAGGATCCTCCTTAAATCGGACGAATTCTTCAAGTTCGTACCGGAGCGCCGAGACAACGCGCCGCAAAACGCCGCGGCCGCCCCCGCGGCTCTTCCTCCTGGTGGGATGACGCCGCCCGCACCAGGCGCACCTGTGCCCGGGAACGGGGCCATGCCCGCGGGAATGGCCCCGGCAGGGGCGCCCGTTGAGGACACGATGGATAACTTCGCCCGGGCCTTCACCAGGAAGGTCCGGTTCCATATCGACGAGTGCGATTTCATCGACAAGTTCGCGGAAGCCGTCGAATCGGCGTTCGTCATGTTCTACGGTTGCCTCAAGTTCACCCCCGTCCGATGCGACGAGACGAAGATCGTCTGGGCGTTCAACCCCCAAGCGGTTGATAAGGTATCCGGGCTCTCAGCGCCGCGGTTCGAATTCCTCCGGGAAATCTCCGAGCGCGGGAAGCTCCGATGCGAAGTGGTCAACCCGCTCCTGCTCTATTTCCCCGTCGATCGGTCCTATATCATCGAAGAATCCAGGATCCAACTGTCGGATCTGCTCTACAACGAGGAGGGGATCAAGTACGACAAGCGGGAACTGAATAAGCTCAAACGGGAGGATTACGTCAACGCGGATCAGTCCGAGGCCGAACAGGCGCGCCGGCTCATGCTACGGATCTCGGGCGAGAGGAAGAATAAATACCGCAAGGAAGTGGTCCTCCACACGTTCTATGGGACGATCACCGAAGAAGATGGCACGGTGGTCAAGCGGGACGCCCGTTTCATCGTCGCCAACAAGAAGTACGTCCTCCTGAAACCGGAAGCGTCCCCCTACTGGCTCCGGAAGCATCCGTTCGTTTTCCTCACGCCATTGAAAACCCTGTTCATGGTCATCGGCAACGGCATGGTCGACGGGATCCGGCCGATCATCAACGCTCTGGATAACATCGTGAACATGGCCGGCGATAAGGCCCTCTTCTCCCTCCTGGCGCCCACAGAGATCAACGTCGACGCCTTGAAGGATCCGGAACAGGCCGAGGGAGGATTGACCCCGGGCAAGCTCTACAAGACCAAGGGCCCCCTGGGACAGGCCATGCACCAGATTCAGCAGGGGGATATCGCCCAGGGTACGTTCGTCCTCGCGGATCTGTTCCGGTCGTTCATCCAGAACTACACCGGATGGACGGAATTCATCCAGGGGATGCCGTCTGCCAAGGGAGACGTGACGGCTACCGAGGTAAACCGAAAGACGGAAGCCTCCACCGTGCAGTTCGAAAACATCGCGTCCTCGATCGAGAAAGGCGGGATCATCGAGTCGATCGAAGTGGTCCGGGACTTCACCATCCAGTATTTCATGGACCCCGCGTTCAACCCGGAAACCTCCGATATGTTCGAACAGGAGGGAGTGCCCCTCGATACCCTGCCGGAAGCCGAGCGATACGCTTTCGTCAATAAGCGATATCCGATCCGGGTGAAAGGGCTCTCGGCTTTCTTCGACGCCGATCGGAGGCGCCGGGATATGGTCGAACTGTTCGAACTCCTGGCGAAGGTGCCAGCGATCGCGGTTCGCCTCAACCTCGAGGAATTCCTGTCTCGAGTCCTCAATACCTACGACGAGCCCAATCCGGAGGACTTGATCCTGAAACAGCCTCCGATCGCGCCGGGTACACAGTTGGACCCGAAAACGGGGATGCCGATCCCCGTCCCGCAATCTCCGATGGATGCGGCGACGATGATGAAGATGCTGTCCGGTATGAACCCGCCGCCGGCGCCGCCTGGGGGAGGGGCGGGCGTTCCGGGAATGTTGCCTCAATAAAAAAAAGGGGAGGAAAGGGATGGAAGAGGAAAAGTGGGAAGGATCAAAAGCGTTCCTGGCCTTGAAGGCGAAGAAGGAGAAGGGGATCCGCGCGGCGGCTTTCCTGGAATCGGACTTCTGGAAGCTCGACATGAAGCCGTACCTCGACGGGATCTCGAAGAACTGCTCGGCCAGGATGATCTCCGTCATCAACAACCCGGGGGAGATGGCCTTCTGGTTCGGGTGGGAACGGTCCACGGACGCCATGAACGAGGCGCTTCTGGAAACGGCGAAGGCCGCGAATCTCGACCTGTCCGAGCCCGCGGAGCCCGCCGAACCGAGCATCGAACAGTAGGGGGAAGGATATGCCGATCGTAAACGAGATCAAGCTCAAGTTCTCCTGCACCAAGAACGGGCAGGAAGTGGCGATCGTCAACAAGGTCCCGCGGGTCGTGTCCGTTCTCACGTTCACCCCGGTATTCGATCCCCTGCTCGACCAGGGGAAGTACCTCGAGCTTGCCGGGAAATCCACGCTTCGCCTGGTGACGCCGGAACTGGCCGCGGGCGAAGAGATCGACATAGGCCATGAATACATCGTTTCTCTCTCTCAACCCCCAACATCGACCGGCCAGGGAGAAATCCCCGCCCGGAAGAAAGCCAAGTAAGGAGGCGCAATGCTGAAAAACCTTCTACTCACCCTGGCCGAGCCAGGGTCGGAAGGTGGTAGCGGAGGCGGCGGCGCACCCGAAGCCCCCGTAGTCGGACTTCCACCGTTGCCGAGTGCCGCATCCAGGGAGAAGATCTACGATGCCTCGGATGCCGCGCCGGCCACAGACGCCCCTCCTGCCGAAACCGACAAGAAGGAGACTCCCCCTGCAAAGGATTCGGAGAAAACCGACGCCGGCAAAGGCAAGGAGAAGGCAGACGCGGAAGGCACCAAGGCCGATCCGGAGAAACGGATCAAGGACACCCAGGCCGCGTTCCACAAGACCCGAGAGGACCTGGCCGTGGAGCGGAAAGAGAAGGCCGAACTCAAGGCGAAGCTCGATCTCGTCGCCAAGCACGTCGACCTGGACAAGCTGACGGAGTACGACAAGACCCAGGCCGAGGCCGAACTCGATCAGCCCCTCACCAAGCGGGACCTCAAGGCGAAGGAGGACGCGGAGGCCAAGGCTCGGGCCGAAGCCGAACGGACACGGATCGACGCCGCCGAGAAGGAGGCAACGGATAAATTCGTGGAGAAGTTCGTCACGGATAATCCGCACGTTAAGCCCCATCTCGATTCCGGCGCCGCGAAGGGAGTCTGGGAAGTGGCGGCTACGAGGATCTGGAACGAAAATCCGGAGATCTCCAAGCAGGAGCTTTTGGAGAAGGCCGCGATCGAGGTTGCAGATCACTTCCGCAAACTGGACGCGAATACGCGCAAAGAGGTAGCCAAGGAATTAACCACCAGACGGGAATCGCTCGACCAGGGACGTACCCCGGCATCCGGGGGGGCGCCAAGCGGCGGCTCGGAAGAGGACGATGCTACGGACTCTCCCCAGGCCGAATTCGCTCGACGCAACGCGATCCGCAATCGGGCGTTTCGCCCAACTCTTTGAAAGGGAGGTAGTAAAAACAACCTATGTCGGTCGCCTCGAATTGGGTTTCCCAGGGCTCCTACCTGGCAAACGCCAAACTCAGCCGTACCACCCGCCACGCGGCCCAAGCGGAGATGGTGTTCCGTCAGTACGCCGACGTGCAGGAGGAATTCGGCAAAGGCAAGGGCGACACGGTGAACTTCGACAAGTGGGGCAACATCAGCACGGGAGGCGGGACGCTTGTGGAAACCGCCACCATGCCGAGACGTTCCCACACCCCGTACAAGGGCACGTTGACCGTGAACGAATACGGCAACGGGCACGGATACACGGGGAAGCTCGAAGCCCTGTCGCAGTTCGACGAGTCCCAGAAGATCAACCGCATCCTCAAGAACGACATGGTGGAGACGATGGATACCGCCGTGGAAGCGGAATTCGCGGCGACGAAGATCGTCTACGTCGCGTCCTCGGGCTCGGCGTACAACCTCTACACGGACGGGACACCCGTGCAGACGTGTTCGGCGTCCTTCGATGACTACCACGCGAAAAACATCGTCGATTACCTCTACTCGACGATGAAGGCGTCGAAGTATTCGGGGGGCTTCTACCACGGCATCCTGTCCACCCAGGCGGCCAGGGGCTTGCACGACAAGCTCCAGGCGTTCTGGATCTACACGAAGTACCCCGTCAACGGGGAGATCGGCTCCTACTACCGGGTGCGGTACTCGATGAGCAACCACGCCATTTCCAACGCGATGGGCATTTCGGCGGCGTTCGGCGAGGCGTACATCTTCGGGTCCGACACGGTGATGGAAGCCATCGTCATTCCGGAAGAGATCCGCTACGAAGTCAAGGACGTCGGCCGGGACAAGATGATCGCCTGGTACGCACTCCTGGGCTTCAAAGTGTTCTGGGCGGGCGATCCGGACAACTCGATCGTCAAGTTCGGGGGGGCCTAAACCATGAGCGACACTCGCGGTCGGTCCTACTCGGCTGTTGGGCAAGCGAAGCAGATGCTTCGCATCGGAACCTCTCTCACCCTGACCGGGACCTCGGCGGGAGGCGCGATCGCGGCGACCTCCATCCGGATC